TTCCCGCGCGCTACTGGGGCCGGCTTCGCCCGAAGCCCGGAACGGCAATCCACATTACGCGTCGGAGCCTGCATGGCAACACTGGTCGGCAGGTTCTCGCGATTGTCGCAATAGCGGCGCTTACTTACTTCACAATGGGCGCGGGCGGGATCGGGGGTGGGTCTTTCCTTGGCATGACCGGTTTTGCTGGATACGCGACAGCCACAGCGGCCTTCATGTTGGGGACGCTTGCCATTTCTGCCCTTACCAGGCCGCCTACTACCGGCGGCGGTGGTAACGATGCGTCGGCTAAATGGAACGCCCTCACCGGCACGCAGAACCAGATCAACCCGGGGGGCGTCATTCCCTTCGTAATCGGTGAATCGCGCTTCTACCCGCCTCATGCAGCTATCCCCTACAGCGAAGCAGTAGGCGAGAGCAGCTACCAGTACTGCCTCTTTGACCTAGGGCACGGCGACATTGAAGTGGCCGACATTAAGATCGGCGAATCTCCCCTCAGCCAGTACAACGAGGTGACGTACGAGATCACCCGCACGCCGACCATATACACCAACGATGTGGCGGAGGTGGCGGTGGGCGCATCGATGGACGACACCGACGTGGTGACGCGCACGACTGCCCCGGGGATTACTCGCATCGCCTTGGATCTGGTTGCCCCAGGTGGGCTCTACGGCGTAGGCACCAGCGGCAAGAAATTCAGCATGGGCGTGCACTGGCGCATCGAGTACCGCCTGGCCGGCAGTAGCGATGCTTGGGTTACGCCGGCAACGCCGCTCTTGTCGTACATGACGCCGATGGGGGACGGGCGTTTCGCTGTCCGCATGGAGAAGGCCGAGGCCTTCGCTGCAGGCATCGCGTGGGATGTGCCAGCGGCACAGTACGAAGTTCGGGTGACGCGGACCGACACGCCAAAGGGCAGCTCCAAGAATACCTACATCACGGACTTCACGTGGAGTTCGTTGCGCTCGATCAAGCCAGGCCTGCCGAGCACAACCGGCACCAACAAGCTGGCGATGCGCATCAAGGCCACCGACCAGCTCAACGGCACCCTGCAGAGCCTCTCCCTGATCGTGCGGCAAAAGGTGAGGGTGTACGACCGGGACGCAGACACCTGGGCCGCCCCAGCGGTCAACCTCAATCCAGCATGGGTGGCGTACTGGCTGCTGACCGAGTGTCCCGCCTTCAGCAAGCACGTGCCTGCAGGACGAATCCATCTCGACACCTTCGCCGACTACGCTGAATTCTGCGCAGCCAACAGCTTTGAGACCCGGGGTGTCGTTGACGCGGCAACTACTGCAGCAGAGCTGATCGAGGACGTGTTGTCCTGCTCGCTGGGATCGCTGGGCCGGCGTGATGGCAAGTACAGCGTCGTCTATGACTCGGGCGAGACACTTTCGAGCATGACGTACATGCCAACCGAGATTGACAACTTCACCATGTCGCGGCCATTCATTCGCTTGCCGCAGGCTCTGCGGGTTCAGTTCAAGAACCCGGCAGCGGATTACCAAGACGACGAGATAATCGTGTTGGACGACGGATACAGCTACCGGGGTGTAGATGCTCGGGGCAACCCGTCGTCACTGCCAGAGCCGGCAGAGTTCGAAACCATGCAGCTGCGGTTTGCGCAGGATGCGATTCACGCCTGGCGTGTCGGCCGGTTCCATCTTGCCCAGGGTAAGTTCCGCCCGGAGAGCTACGGTTTCACCAGCGACGTGGCCGGCCTTGGAACCACGCGAGGGGACGTGATCGACGTTGCTCACGACCTGGTCGAGTGGGGTTCTGGCTGGGGGAGGGTGGTCAGCATCGGTACCGCCCCCGGCGGGCCGCCTGTGTTTCTGCACCAGGTGGTCCCCCCCAAAGCCGGCAAGCGATACAGCGCGCAGCTCAGGTGCAGCGATGGTAGTGCCGTGGTCGTGGGCATCGTTGGCGCTGGGGGCGAGACGGACACCTTCTGGCTGGAGTCCATTCCCATGACCTCCGGTCCGTCTCCGCAGCCAAGAGTTTGGCCAGGCGACGGGTGTGTGATCGGTGAGGCAGAGAGCGTCACGGAGAAGCTGCTGGTCACGGGCGTTCGCTACAGCGACGGGGGGCAAGTGACAGAGTTCACCGCAGTTCGCTATGACGAGCGTGTGGCTCCGTTCTGGGCTGACCCTCCGGCCAGCATCGTCAGCGAGATCACGGGAACGACGTACGCTGAAGTGCCGGTGCCGGTCATCCTGGGGGTAATCAGTGACTCCATTGCGGATGACCCTGACGATGCTGGAATCGTGGCCCCGGTGGTTCGCATCGGTATCGGCCGCCAATCGGAGCTGCACACGGAACTGAGGGCTGCGGCATGACGATCATCGCGCAGGAGCTGCGGTACCGGGTTGCCGGCATTGACGGGACGGAATGGATCGTCGATCGCCTCCCCATCGGCAAGAACATCGAGTTGCGGTCAGTGCGCCGGGGGATCACATACGACGTGGAGATCCGAAACGTCGATCACACCGGGCGTATGTCAGCGCCGGCCACGCTGCAGCACACGGTTGGGTCCACGCTCCGCGAAGGGGCTTTGGCCCTGCCGGTGAACTCAGTCGCAAACATCAGCAGCGTGTGGGACGTGGATACCTCGGTCACCTACAGCGCCACGGACAGCGTGGCAACGGTGAGCGTCAGCGCCGGCACGCTGGTTATAGGCGGGACCACGATCAACTACGGTGCCAGCAGCGCGTCGGTCGCCGGCGCGCCCGAAACAGAGAAGACGATCTACTTGTTCTATGACGACCCCCGGCTTGAGGGTGGATCTGTGGATCTCGGAGTTACCGAGGACTACATCACTTCAACTGCCGGCAATGGCCGCATTGCGATCACGACCCTGAAGATCACGTTTCCTGCCGTAGGCGCGCCACCCAGCACAGGCGGCGGCGGTATCGGCGGGGGTGGCGGTGGCGGCGGCGCCAAGAACCCAGCAGCGGAGCAGCAAGCGGTATGACCTACGAGAAGAGAAATGACGTGCCATGTCTCGCCGGCGAACAGGTCGTTGAACTGGACACCGGCTCCTTGGTGGCGACAAGCTGCAGCTGCGAGCGTGTAGCCACGGGCGTGGCGTTCCGCGCAAAGGCCAGGGCAATCGACAGCACAGGTGAGCCAGTCCTAGACGCGGAGGGCCGGCCTGTGGTGACTGAGCTGTCCCATGTGGCCCCGGTCGCGGTGGTGGACGCTGAAACGGCGTCCGTCATATCGCGGGATTGCCTGCTGGCCGTTCTGGGCGAGCCGGTCACCCGACCGTGGGCCGACGTGCTGCTGTCCAGTGTCAGCATCCGGGTATCACTGGCTGCAGCGCCTATCAGCGGGCCAGTGGACGCAGGCGCGGTCCTGTAGGGCTAAACGAACCCATGCAGGCTGCCTTCCGGCGCTACGCCGAGCTTCACCAGCCACGTAGCGACCAGCTCGATGATGGCCGTTTCGTCTTCCGGGTAGGCGTCAATCAGCCGCTCTTCGACGTCGTCGCAGACCTCCCAGAAGGCCTCCGACTCGCCGTGCTGCAGCAGGGCGTGACGGATCTCGTTGAACGCCAGCTCATAGTCGGCTTTCTGCTGGTTACTCATCGTCGCTATCCGGCTCGACCATCCCAGCCTCTCGGATGATCCTCTCCACGCAACCGTGAAAGTAAGCCCAGTCCTCGGGGGCCACGTAATGCTCGATCACCTCCGCTTCCCCGGCGACCTCCTCGGCCTGCTCACCTTCCGGACTGGACTTAGCGATGATCGCTGCCCGGGCCTTCAGGTCGTCCAAGCGGTCGTTCAGTTCTGAGCGGGTCAGTTTTGCGTTCATGGACAGATCCTATGCCCGTCGGGCGTTATGCTCCGGTCAAACGGAGGTGATGCGTGTGCTATTCAGCTCAGATCGAAGCCGACTACAAGAAGTTCCAGCTTGAGTTCGGGGCGGTGATCGACTTGCCGACCTTCACGGACCTGTGGCTTCGGAAGAGGGGCAAGCCTCGGCCCAAGACGCCCCGGGCGCTCGACCTGTCTTTCCTGCGTCCGGGTGATTCCAAGGTGGCCGCCATCGCTGCTGAGATACGGGAATGGGACACCGACGAGATCGCACAGCTTGAGACTGAGCTACAGAAGCAAACCGACCGGCTGGCAGCCGCAGAACAGAAGCTGGCGACCAAGCCAACCAAGACCGCTGCGAACGAGCAGCGCATCGCCGGCAACAAGATCGAACAGATCAAGCGGAAGGTGGCGGACCTGAAACGGGCGAACCTCCTGGCCCGAGATAGCCGCATGTTCCCCGGCTACTACTGCCCGGTATTGGTCAGCGAGAACGGCAAGCTAGTGGTGAAGCCGATGCGCTACCAGTGCCGGCCAGCGGGCAAGCCCGCGTTCTATGACACGAAGTACCCGGGGACGTACAACGCGCGCCGCAATAAGCTGGAAAGCTTCTGGAAAGGTCAGTTTGGGCACACCCATGGGCTGATCGTGGCGACCAAGTTCTACGAGAACGTGGAGATCGACGGAAAGAATGAGAGGCTGGAGTTCGTGCCTCGTACCGGCGAGCCGATGCTAATTGCCTGCCTGTGGTCACACTGGACCGATCCGAAGGGCGTGGAGCCGGATCTGCTGAGCTTCGCCGCGATCACCGACGATCCCGAACCAGAGGTTGCCGCTGCTGGCCATGACCGCACAATCATCAACATCAAGCCCGAACACATTGAGGCCTGGCTTAACCCAGACCCGTCCGAACTGCAGGCGCTCTACGCGATCTTCGATGACAAACGGCACCCGTTCTATGAACATAGAATTGCAGCGTAGTCAGGTGGGATTCGAGCCGCCGACTATCTGGACGATTGGCCACTCCACGCACACCTGGGAAGCCTTTGTCGATGTTCTGCAAGCCCACCGAATCGACTCAATCGTGGATGTAAGGCGGTTTCCTGGCTCCCGAAAGTTTCCGTGGTTCGGCAGCGAAGCGATGAGCTCACAATTGCCTCGGGACGGCGTTGGCTACGAATGGATTCCTCAATTAGGAGGGCGGCGATCAGTGCTGCCGGGGTCGCCGAATGGCGGGTGGAGAAACTCGTCATTTCAGGGGTACGCGGATCACATGGCCAGCGCGGAGTTTGCGGACGGGCTTGAGCAAGCCTTGGCCGCAGCTGCGCACGGGCGCGCGGCGCTGATGTGTGCAGAGCTGTTGTGGTGGCGCTGCCATCGGCGTTTGATTTCGGACCTCTTGGTACACCGGGGGCACCAAGTCCTGCATATCCAGACCGAACGAGCGGCAGAGCCGCACCACCTCAATCCAATGGCCCAAGCGGTAGGCGAGGACCTTATATATCCCCCTTTGCAGCTCGGTTTGCTTTAGGCCCTCAGAGCAAGCCGGCCTATCTCCGCTCGGACTTCGCAGAAGTGCTTGACTGAATTGGGGGCGGTGGTCATGATCCGCCCCCTCTACTGGGGAGTAGAACCGGGCCCGGTACGCCGGGCTTTTTTATCCGTACAGCAGTGACCAAATGACGGGAGAACGCTCAAATTGGTAGCGTAGACCGTCTGCGTCCACCTGCGTTGCCATCTGCCCATCCGCGTCTACGAGGATCTGGCCATCCACTACCGTTGAAGCTCCCCTGAAGCGGGTGACAATTGAAACCTTACTGGTGGCGAACAGTGTTACAGGCCTGCGCTCCAAGCCCGGCCCTTCAAGGAACATCTGCAAATCATTCACGAATGCATCTCCGATGGATGCCCCTGTATTCGCAGTCTGGGCACACGGTTGGTTACCGG